AATCGAGAGGTTAAACTTGGTAAACAGCAAGCGAAGTATATGTCCGAAGCATTCATCGCCGAGCAAGCTAGACAGGTCGGTGGTGATATGGCTCGCATTAGTGGTAACGTTGGTGTTCAACGTCTCGTCTCTGCTGCTCCGTGGCTTAATCCTGGCATCCAGTCTATCCGCTATATGAAACAACGGTTGATGGAGAACCCTGTTGAGAACATGACACGTCTCATGTCATTCGGGGCAGTTGCAGCATGGGCTTATAACTACGTAGCATCTGATAAAGAGAGCAACGATTGGTTCTTCAATCAGCTACCTAACGATGTAAGAACAAAGTCCATCCCCTTCCCTAATCCTTCTCGTTATCTACGTCGCATGATGGGTATCAACGTTCCACGAGGGACACCTGAGCAGGAGCATGTTCTCGTTCCTATAGCTCCTGAAATGATGACCTTCATTCTCCCATTCATTCATGGGGCACGGTCGCTTGGACTTATTGAAAACAAGGACGTTGTAGTACCTCAAACTCTCGCAGATGATATGAAGCACGCGAGAGATGCGATGTTTGGTCTAGCCACTCCTCCTATTATACAAGGTGTGATGGGAGCATATGCGGCTAAGAAGATCGAACCGGGTAAGATGCTCTCAGGAGAGTCGCCTGTTCGTGACATTCGCGATCCCAACTTCGCAGGGGCAAATAAAGATAAGATGTCACCACAGTCCCGTATTCCTCATTCTCTGTATGATGGGATTACGGGTCTACTTGGCACGACTATCGGTAACGTTCTTGAAGCCATTAACTACGGCGACATTCATGCACGTACTAAAGGTGGCACACTGGAGGAAGGTGTTAAACAAGGTGCGCAGAAGCTACTCACTACACAGATAACAGGCGCACCGGGAACCTCACACATTTGGCCTGACGCTAATCGTCGCTACATCTACACTCCAATTGCGGAGAAGAGACAGAAGGACTTCGCTGTTCTCAAAGGTATTGTAGAAGCACAGATGCCGGCCGAAGCAGGGCTGCGTCGTGCGTTAACTCCACATGCTAAACCCAACACACTAGAGAAGACTGACATTGCTCCGGGTGCTGTCGTAGGTAGTCCTGTTGCTGATCCTGATGTACGTGTCCTCATTGGTCACGTTCATAAGGCACTCTTCACAGGTCCGTATAAGATGCTGGAGGATCAACGTAAGCTTGAACGCTCACGACACGAAGCAATGACTATCGGTGCTGATCCATCTGTACCAGCAACACCTCTCATTCGCTATAAAGCAGCACAGGAACAAGCTAAGAAAGTAGTCGCTTTGGATCGTCAGTTATATACGATATATCAAGATCAATGGAAGATAATGAAGAGTTCTCCGAGTGGGAAGGCTTTTGAACAGAAGTATGGTCCTTTAACACCTGAGAACTTGGGGAGGGCAGTACAGGAGTCTTCTCGGGAGGGGGGAGAGCAGAAGCCTCGTTAACTTCGTCAGACATACCACTTCGTTCTTGTATTTCTTTCCATGTCTGCGGTCTAAGTATCTTCGTTGTAGCCATGAAGTACTTAGTAGGTCTGCCTTTACTGCTTTTGGAGGGTACTTGATACATTCTCACTGCACCTATATCAGTGAGTATTTCCATTATACTATTATATTCCATCGCTGTCAGAAACCATCGACTAGCCATCTGTAGTTCGTTGTTCTTCACTCCGTTCAAGCCACGTTTCAAGAGAGTTTCCCGTATCTTATCAAGCCCGTTTGTAAGTTTAAGATCAAAGGTGGCTTGTTTGAAGATAGTACGGCCAGACTTTTTTGCCCTTGATATAGCATGAAGCGCCAATTCGACCTCACTAATCCCAATATTGGATTTGAGTTGGCTAAGGGCGAGCGTCCCGGCAAGTCGTAGAATGTGGCTATCCTCACGGCTTTCGAATGAGCGGAGATAACTCTCATGATTAAACTGCCTGCTGCTGTACCACTTAGTAAGAAACGCTTTTGCTTCTTCATCAACTCCGACTGTCTTGATCCTAGCTGCGTGATCTCTAATTGCATTTAAGTATTCCTTTGTTGCTTGAATATTTGGTCGCTCTAATTTATCGGGCCAAAAGATTAACTTCTTCCTTGACTCACTACTAATGAAGATGGTTCGACTGGTGAAACCGCCTTCGATAACATCAGGATTGATAGCTCTAGATAACCAACTTGGAGTAGATCCTGCAATGAATGTAATGAAGGGATTAATAAGGGGAAGTGTTCCATAATTAAGCGACCCCCCTCCTTCTCTTTTATCGGGACAATCGTAAAGATCAGTGAGCATGATGGGCATTCCCATACTGTAGCCTTCCTTCCCAAAGAAGGTGACCATTTCACTGATGTTGATAACGACGTGGCTTTTTCCATGTTGACCACTCTGGTTGGACATTAAGGCCCATAATTTCTCAGGTGTTGTTTTCGTTTGCAGTTCTACGGCGTAACTTGGCAAACATCCCTGGATTATATCATGTGCGAAGTTAATCACGGTACTCTTACGTGTCATACCGCTCTCAGCACATACGACGATATACCAGTTAAAGAAAATGGGAGCACGCGGACGATCGATGTAACAAGATCGACCGACAACGGCTCCCACAGTCCATACAGCAGCCCAAAAGTCATATTCAGAAGGAGTCTCTTGATCCTTCAGTAGCGACATGAAGAGTTCGATGTAGCTATCCTTCGGGGCTGTGATACTGAGCATTACGCAACATGCTCTTTCTTTACCTCGGTGGTCATGAGCTTAACTGCCCACATCGCACCTTCTTCGAAGCTAGTGATAGCGAGTGCAGCAAGCCGACCATCGAGACTTTTATGCTCTTCAACAAAATCGATCAACGCTGCTACGGTCTTCTTCACCTCTTCGACTTCTTTATTCGCGCTAGGATTAAACGATTTCCTAACGAGTGTTTCGCCTTTAGTCATTGTCCACCTTCATATGTTAGAGAGGCTGTGTCTTGTGACTTCCACCTTGGGGAGTTGCAGCTTCGATCTGACATGCTGCGTTCTTAAGAGCCTCCGCAGTGAGGTTCATCATCTGAGGATTGGTGTCTTTCGTTTTACCAGCGAAGTCCACTACCTCACTAATACGCCTATTGATTTCATTCATATAGGCGTCTCGCTCTTTCGCAGCTTTCTCACTTGCCTCACGCTGCTCCTTCATATCCTGATCGTTATACTGGTCGACTCCTTCACCCTGTCGAAGTGACTGTCCACCATGTCCCCCTTGCTGTCCACCTTGTACGCGGCTACTTACCTGCGGGTTATTCTGCTGATGTTGTTTCAGCTTCTCATTCTCATCGTCATCAGTCTTCTTATTAGGCGGAGTGTATTCCTTAGCCATTAAGTCCTCCTACATCGTATGTTGCTGTTTGTAGTTAGTGTGTCGCACTTTCAGCTTATCCAAGTTCAAGGTGAAAATAGAAGTGAAAGGTCGATTGTATATATGTGTAAGGAGACAGACACTTTGAATGACACTCATAGCTATAGACACTACTGCGTCAATGCTACTCTCAGTGATCTTCAAACTCGCAGTGTCACAGAGAAAGCCGATGCTTCTACCTAACTGTAGCACAACTTCATCAGCATTATTATAAGTAGCAGCCAGCTTTCGAAGCGATGTCTGGTAGTCCTCAAACGTGTCATAGTCACTTAGAGTTCCCATGTCAACGTTCGTAACAATCAATAGTTGCGAAGTGTACCACATAACATCTCCGCACTCATCCATGATCGCGTCGACTGCTTTGTTGTGTGCGTCTACTCCTTTCCCTTCGTAGTCACCTCTCAGTATCTTCTTCACTTTATTCGCAACTTCCCCACACTCTCCAAATAGACCCATCGTTAAGTATGTAAGCGCGACTTCTTTCGGATAGATTGCACTCTCTTTTGCTCTGTGTTGATATACTCTGAACTCGTTATCAACTCTGGCTTCACTCTCTTCTGTAAAGGTGTTCATAGCTTCAGCTTCTTTAAGTTGCTCCATCTGTGTAATCCTTTCTCGTCTGCTACACTCATCGCTAAGTCAGCGGGAATGATCATTGGTTCTCCACGTACAAAGATCGGTTCTTCGGCATACTTCTTCATAATCGAGAGACAGTGTTTAGCTCTATCTTTAGTTGCTAATCCCACAAGTGCATCGTGGACGTTGAGACAGATACGTTCGCGTCTGACATCCCACTTATCGTCTTCATGGCATTGGTAAATCACCTTCGACACCTTATCACCAATTGTAGACTGCGGTTTGAAGGCTACGATACTTTCAAGGGCTTCCTCTGTTAGTCTTTCCATGATATAGAGACGCCTACCGAATGCATTGTACAACATCCTCGTGGAACGGGCCTCCTGTTCAAGCGTTGCCCACCACTTACGGAGTTCAGGAGTAAGCCGATGGTACACGACGTAGCTCTCATGCGCTCGATGAAGGGGCAGTCCTGTAGTCTCGGCAAGCTTATCCGCAGCCATTCTGTAGTTGAGGCCGTGCCTGCACCTTTTCGCAATATACCTGATGGTTTTGACCCCCATGTCATCTTCGTCAGCGGTCGGCACTTGTTCGTATGGCACCCTGAACATCTCACTCGCGAGCGCCCTATGACAATCGTAACTTCCATCTAGCCTTGCTCTTTCAAATTGTTCTTTCCACTTTGGAATGTTCGCTTCCCACGCTACGTATCTCGCTTCTGCTTGACTTAAATCAAAGTAAATGAAGACATAACCTTCGTCTGCGATGAACATTCTCCTTGCCTTTGTAGGTTGATTTTGTAAGTTAGCTCCAGTGCCGATCAGAGTTTGTCCACTGCTCAATCGGCCTGGGGCTGCTTGCGTTCCTGTTTGTCTCCACTCACATCGCATTCGTCCATCAACATCAATTTCGCTCTCTGCATAAGTAGATAAGAATTTATAATCCTTAGCCCAACGATCATGGAGGTTAAGGATTTCTTTAGCATCATGAGATGTACGAGGGTGGTTTCGCATTCTCTCTCTGTTCGCTGCGTCCGTACTAGTTCCTCTCCCAACGAGCTTGAGCCTGTTAAAGTAGAGTTCACTTCTATCACGGACGCTATTCGGATTAGGTCTGAACTCGCTGTCTCCAGTTGCTTCGACAACCTTTTCATGGAACCGGTGTAGTAGATCGGCGACCGTTTCTTGTACTTCCGACCTGAACTTTTCCTTTTCGTCTCCATCAATCAATACTCCTCCTACTGTCATCCTCACCAAATTAGGTTGAAGTCTCATTATATGATTAAAGAAGAAGTCATCCATCTTCTGTTTCTTCAACTCCTCTAAGAGTCGTTCTTGTACTGCAAGAGTAATGCAAATGTCCTTAACATTGTATTGCCAGAAAAGGTCGATGTCACCCTTATCTTTCCATTCGGCTCTTTCATCTTTGTAATACGGATGCGTTGTATACTGTGTACAAAGAAAGCCAAGATCATGGGGGATACCCGGATACAAGCAGTGGTGCGCCAGCATGGTGTCGAACCATGTTGAGTGTACACGGATTTTATCCTTAAGCCAGAGCCAATACATATCGAAGTTCGCATTTTGAGCAACAAATCTTCGCCTCTTGTCTGCAAACATTGATTGCAGGCGCAGTCTAATATCAGCTTCTTCGTCGAGTGAAAAGTAATTCTCACCTCTGATCCCTCTAAATGGAATACAAGTCCCAATATGCTTATGATCGGCCAACCCGATACACGCGGTTTCCCCTCCTCCCGTTTCGATATCAAAGCTGATTGGGTTGTCAGTCTGGGAGTAGTACTTAATCCTTTCAATCGCGGATTTGTAGTCATAGCACACTATGCCTTCTATTACATACGGCGACCACTTACCACTGATAACCTTTGGTAGTTTGGCGATATCCATTAAGAATGCAATCTCAGTCTTCGGCTCTCTCAACACTGCTGCGGGATTGTTCGCTACTATGGCCTTATATGTACGTGGTTGACTGTCCGCTAGTGACAGCATCTCAAAGTCTACGACTGAACCTCGCCATTTAGTGATGCCTTTCTTCTCTAGTAGTGCAGTTAGCGCCATATTACCCAATATGAGTACATATTTCAGATTAGGAAGACACGACAGTTCCCATCTAAGCATACCTACCCAATGATCGACCTCCACTTTAGGTAACTCGACACGACTATTCTCCTCAAGACCGCTCAAGGCTAACTGTCTCTTCACTACATTGGTGATGTAGAACTCACTACGATGCATCGAATGTTTCTTTAATGTAGACCACAACAGTCCACCACTCCCACCGACTAATGGGACTTTCAACTGTACTTCTCGTGGTCCAGGAGCTTCACCTACTATAGCAATCTGACTGCTAAATGTACCATCCATTGCACAATCAACTTTGAGGTTTATGCTCCTCGCCCTCTTGAGAAACTCCTGATGTAGCTCCTGCATTGAACTTATCATAACCCTTCTCCATCCAATCATTTATAAACAGCAGTACGTCACTGACTGCTGTCGCTAACTGTCCGGTGATATTGTATATGGTCCCATCGCGCTGACTTAACTGTACGCGACCCTTGTCAAATTCAAATCGACCTTCTCTATATACGTATAAGACTTTCACTCTATCCTTAAATTCATTCTTCAAGAATTGAAACTCAGCCTCAACGCCACAGTCTACTAGGAAGACGTGTGTTGGGTCTATCGCGTTAGACTTAGGCATCTTGTATAGCGTCTTGTATATCTCCTTAGTCAGTATCTCAGCTAGATACTCTCTCCCTAGCGCGACACGTAGACATCGATCGGCATCTACTACCGCCTTACGTGGTGACATACCATTAAGTAGTATCGGATCATCTTTATAAGCCTCGAAGCTATACTGATCGAGACTGAACATAGCCATCACGGCATCTCTTACCGGATTAATCATTCGTTCGTGCCAGCATGTGTAGTAGCCGGCATCTACTTTACCGTATGGGTGACTACCTCCTACTAGTTTATCTATAATGGTAGACTTACCACTATGTGGAGGACCGTTCATCACTACTATAAGGTAATTAGGCATTGTCCACTCCTACAGAAAAGCGGCGCGAGTTGTCTCGCGCCGCATCTACGCCTCAATCTTTACATGATGGACAATAATGTGACCATCCATCATCGTCTTCTTTTTTATAGGCCCACTTCGCCTTCTTCATAGCTTCAAGTGTCTCTCGAAACTCTTTACTATCTATTGTAAAGTATTCAGGACAGTTATCACAGTGGAATGTGACGTGTTTTGTGTGTTTGTCAGTCTCCACGCTCATTGATCCCTCCACATACTATAACTTAGTGATGTGCTATCAGTCACTATTGTAACCATTCTCCTAGCGCGAGTTACTGCTGTGTAGAGGTTCTTACGTCCCTGTGTGTACTTACTCGACTTATTCAGGACGTAGACAATCTCATCGAACTCACTACCCTGACACTTGTGCGTCGTTAGGACATATCCAAGATCAATGTTACGTAAGTGGGATGTTTGAAAGATGCTTCCATTATGCTGGTTCTTCTCATGTATCGTATACGGTATCGTTACCTCTCTATCACCGAAGTCAATGACACATGCCTCTACTGTATCTCCTCTAGTGTGGATATCCTTCACTAATCCAGTCTCACCATTAAGCATCATACAAGTATCTGGTGGGTCAATGTAGCTGTAAGGCTCAGGTGTTCCATCTTCCTTGAATGAGTAGTAGCGTTCGAAGAAGTCTCTTGTGTCGTAGGTGTTCTCGGTACATACAACCTTATCCCCAATACCCAACGTGATGCACTTATCTGTGTGCCATTTATGTCTCGGAGGATCGAATGCCTTATCGGGATCAGGGTTAAGGATGCACTGTACTCTAACGTTAAGTTCATACGTACCTATCCATCCCTTATTACCAGTCACGATGATCTGATTTCGTATACTCTTATACGTATCACTGTGTCGATATACAAATTCCTCCATCACCTTCGTAGGCATACTTGTAAACTGTAGATGGAAGTCATCCTTCTTACTTGGTATCTTACCCTTCACGATACCAAAGGCATTAGAGAAGATACCACTACCTTCACCTTGCCTATACACATGTTCAAGCGTTACACTTGGAAACGTCTTCAGATGGCTCTGAAATGGGGTCATCTCATAGCCTTCAGCTTTGATCTTGTACTCTTCGATTGGGGGGAGTTGGTTGATATCGCCAAAACAGCGAAGCAAACCACCATTTGGGAGGGCATTTATCAATTGTCTATTCAATTTATGATTAACCATCGCATATTCGTCACAAAGAACTACATCTTGATCTATCGGATGGAATTGTCTCCTTTGTGGCTCTGTTTGATTGAGTGGTTGTCCCGTCTTCTCATCTCTTTCGTGAGGTTTCGGGAACTCAAGTAGCTTATGTATTGTGATAGCTGGAAGTCCAGTTGCCTCTCTAATGCGACGTGCTGCTTTACCTGTCGGCGCGCAGCAGATGACTGACTTACCATCCTCCAGTAGAAGCTCTGCGACTCTCTGTATAATAGTCGTTTTGCCAGTACCAGCACAGCCCGTAACACTAGCAATTCTATTCTGTGGACTGGTGCAAATTTCAATTGCTTGTCTCTGTTTAATGTCAAATAGAAGCCCATCATCCTGCTCTACAGGAAGGGCTGTCATCTTTCACCTCTTATATGTGTAAGGGAAGTGAGGGGAGACGTTTCCCTTTAGACCGTCTCCCCTCCTTATCGCTACGCTTTCATCTACTTACTTACGCAGCAACAGACAATTTGGGCTTCTTCTTGACGAACTGCGAAACATCAACATACTTCACAGTGTCGTCACCTTGGGACAGACGGAGGATTTCAAATGCATCCTTCGACAATGCAAGGATTTCGATATTCTCACCCTTATACACAAGGTAAGAAGGCTTCATCTGACGCGGGCCACTCGACTTGCGAGTGCGTTTCGCTTCAGCCATTTTAGTACTCCTCGTTTGTTTGGACATTTTATTCTCTCATGTGAGAGTGCAATGAATACTAAGACGAAGCGACCACTTTGTCAACAGTAGCGCGCTTCGTACCTTCCCAAGTATCGTGCTTGATGACGATCTTTGCCTTCAACCCGACCCATTGAGTGAGATCGAGCGAACGGCCCACCGGGGGCGCACCAATGTTCTGAATGAACCGCTTCAAGTTGAAACGTGACATCTTATTATTCTCAAGTGAAAGCTTACGGTAGATCAATACCAAACCGTCAGGCGCTTCTTCAAGCGGATAGTCAGCAGGGAATGCATCAGTGGGAAGGTAGAACGAAACAGCGGCGTACTTCTTATTATTTCCGCTCATCTTCGCTTCTACAGCTTTAATCTCCGCTTCATACTGACCCTCAGGGAGTGGAAGCGGTGCTTCTGCGTCATCGATGTCATCAGTATACTCGATGATGCTACCAAGTTCGTCGTCGTTAATCATTGGCTGTCCTTTTTGTGTTGACTTGTTAATAGTGTCTTTCGGTAAATCGGCTGTCAAGCCACTAGATTTAGCTAAATCGTCAATGTCAGATACAAGGTCTTGTGGAGGTATTTGTCGCTCAAATTGATCTTCAATAGGCACATTTCCAGTTAAAGGTAATTTAGGTGGTTTCTTCTTTGCCATGTTACATCTCCATTGCTTTCTTTATCTTTATATATTCAGCAGTACCGGGTAGTGGGATTTTATTCTTCTCGTTAAAATTCCACATCTCCCACCACGTAGCGATCCCGTCTCCCTCATTCGTATCAGCGTTATACGTATAAGGAAATTCGGGTTCTTTACTCGTTTGAAACATACGAGTTTTCATCGGTTTTCGAGATCGGCAAGGTCGAATAGCAATGTGCCGTCCTTTTCCTCCAACCTCGTAGACTCCCCAAACCTCGCTAAAATCGATTGGTACACTGTTGGGGAGTGTGCCGCCAAGAGCAACAGATACGAAAAGAACTGTGCCCTCGTCAGACGTAGTTGGACTATCTTCATGTCCGATGAACACACAGTGTTTAGCATACTGCCCAGTGAGTCTGAGGACATTTTTCACCAGCTTCAATGTTAAACGGTTGCGGAATTGGTAGCTACCCGGAGCAGGGCGTTCTACCTGTGAGCCTTTAACTAGTGAAGAAGCGATCCCGGCATCAAGGGACTTATCACTAGCATTAGTAATGCTATCAATAATGAAACTATCATAACGTTGTAGAACAGCTTTCGTAAGGCCAAGCGGTTCATTTTCGTTTTTGAAAGTCTCAGTGATAGCATGTGTATTAGATGAGTAATCGAGAACATCTACATCCTCCCGATTAGCTACACTAGCAGGACCATCGGGGTCGAAGTTAACAATCAGCTTCCTACCGGGTAGTGTGCAAGCTAATGTTGTCTTACCTCCACCCGATGGACCCCATATGAGAGCAGTTAGACGGTTACTGCTATTACTCGCTCTCCGTATCTCTTGTCCTTTAATCGTTATCGTTTCTTCATCCATCAGAGGGATATCTCCTCTCCATCATTTGGTACTTTAGGAAGACAGAGAGGTGCATTACGCTTCGCCCAATCAAACCGCCTCATGTACTCATTAAACGTATTCTCCAAACTACCTCCTTCTGTCTTCTTATCATAGCTACCACTCTGGAGGATAAACTTAACCTCCAACTCGCCATCCATCACTCGACCAGTAACACTAATTTCAAGGTCGAAGTAACTCGGAGGATCGTCGAGGCCACTCAGTTGATCGCGCATGTGTTTCACAGCCTCAATCAGCCTATCCTCAAGCCTACTGAATACTTCCATTGTCCTTCTCCGTTTGCTTTTCATTGTGTTCTTCTACTCTCTTTGCACATTCTAACAAATTCATAGCAACGTCTCTCGCATCATCTACACTTAAAAACACTTCATTCGCACTGACACGCACGGCTACATAGGCTAGTTTCATCGGGTCTTTAGGAATAGCAATTCCCATATCAATCCCGACTGCTTCTTGTTCTTCGGGGTTACATTCTAGGCTACTTCGTTTGTCAACGGGTTCCATTTGTCCTCCCTAAACTCGTCTGTGAGCATTGCCTCTTGTTCATCTCTACTAATAGTACAGAATGGGATGAACATACACGGTTGGAAGTAGCGATTGCAACTATGTGTATACAATGGGCTATCTAACACACGATCTTTATAAGTTTCAATTGTCTTATACGTATCAAGCAACCACTTCATCCATCTGTCGATGTTTTCATCACTTCTAGTAACTCGCTCCGCAACAATTCCCCCAATTTCCACGTTACGAGGAAGTGGGATTTGCAATCCATGCACCACACCGCTATTGATATCTCTTCTTTCTTTGGGTGAAATGATAAACTTGCTTGCGAAGATGTAGCCCGTAACTTGGTGAGACATGTGGAAGGACATTGCCCAGGCATCATTAATACGACTGCCGGTCTTGTTCTCATGGACTTCGATGCATCCGTTTTCTCTGTTATCAATGATCGCATCGACTTTGCCCACGAACCTAAATCGTCCAAGATCACACTCAATGAGGAGATTGATCGGTACTTCAATCCCGATAAATCCAGTCTCTTTGTCAACGTAAGGAGTCCATGCTCCAAAGTTGTGATGTTGTAAGTAAGCTCGACAAGCATCCTCGATATTTTGTAAAGTTCTACGTTTATCTCTCGGATCATCGTAGTACCCGGAGGTATGGAGAGCTTCAAGAGAGAAGTTCGTGATAGCTTCGGTATGGGTTTCAGCATTTCTAAAAGCGACATGCATCGTATCAAATCTATCGCGGCCGAAGTGCTGTGTTCCCTTAATGATCGCAAGATCGTGATGCATTCCGTTAAACAAGGAAGCATATCTTGCGGCGGCAAATACTTCATGACAAGCACTCCCGGCTTCTAATGCTAAGTTTCTACCCTCCGCGGTAGGTGTTAGACCTTTAACGTATCGGATCATGCCCCACATAGGACATGTATTTATTGCTGATCCTTTAGTGTGATCTATCCAATCTACGTTGTCGTCTTCTTTAGTTGCCAGTCTTATACTTATATCCATCTGCTCTCTCCAATACGTATAATGCCATTTCGAGTGCCTCTACGTTATCACTTATATCCCACGCATTACCCTTGATTATCACTAGTATAGAGTGAAGCAACTTGATTAGTTCTTCTTCATCACTCATTGTTGCTCATCCTCTAATTCTTTAATTCTATCTATAAGAGCATCACGTTCTCTACATAAAGCTCGTAGGTGTTTTACCGCTTCAAGTACAAGTCGTTCGTCGTTTGTATCATCACGTTTTAACAGTCTACTAATAAATCCCTCAACTTCCCATCCTTCTATCATTGTTCATCCTCCGGTATCTTTCCACGTATACGTTCTACTTCTTTTCTTATATGTCCAAATCCACCTGCGACTTCAGCTATCGTATCTATTAACTTATTACATACATTAGTAAGCTCATTCATCTGTTCGTTCATCGCTCCGATGTGTTCGATGATTTCTACTAACACTACTACACTAGCGCGATCGGTGCCTAGTTCACGAAATAGACGCTCTACATCACGGGCTTTATATTTCATGTTTCACCTTCATACACGCATCCCAGCCAGCGTTGAATGCTTCTCTAGCTAGTTGTTTATTATCTTCGTTATCAAGACCGTACTTCTTATACTCCTGCCATGCTTTCTCACGCTCATCACTCGTTCCGCATCTCTTGCTTTGTACTTCATTGAGTAGCTCCATTCCACAAGTGAGACATAATAGGTGACCTTTATCGCCGTCTATGATGTGAATTACTGCTAAGTGACTACTATTATCATCACCACATCGTTCACACTTCGTTCCTATTAACTTCATGCTACGTCCTTTCGCTCGGGGGGTCCATTTGCATCGTCCAACTGCAATTGTAATCCAATCACATTGTTGAGACGGTTCTCTGCTTCACTAATTAAGTCATCGGCTTTTACTAATAGACGTTTATATTTCAATAGCTCCCGCTCCACCTTATCCCTAACGGAACCGGCGGTTAGCTTACCAGTAAGTTTACGTAGGCGTTCGATCTTGTCACCGATCCGCGCCCTTCGTTCTCTTATATGTGTAAGCCACTCGCGATATGTGTCCGTTGGTATCGTGGAGAGGTCATCAGGAAAGATGAAATTACTCATTGTTCTTCTCCAATTGATCAATCATCTTCCTTGCTTCTTCAAATGCTTTCTCAAGTGTATCTGTTACGCCACTTAGTGTTAAGTCTACCTTCGACTTGATGTGGAAGATGTACCGATCGCGTATGTCTTTATTCACATGTATCACGTAGTTCTTATAAACGACAGGACGGTTCTTATCGATCCGCTCTACTGCCATCACAGTTACTCCGATAGCTTTGGGGATTTGTGCCTACGAATGTAGGTCTTTATACGTATAAGGTAATTTGAAATTATAAGTTAAAAAGGAGGCCCAATACCCTGCTTGGGGTCACACAAGATATTGGGCCTCATCGTCTCCGATACACTAGGTGAAGACGATTACTCACTTACAACTATAATGATAGCATAGTTGTTTTCTTAAGTCAAGTTGACTTTCCGTTGTACACTGACCTTCAAGTATGGAGTTACGACTTCACATTTCTTAAGGATATCCTCCGAGACATGTGTCATCAGTAACTCAGTCTTGTAGAAAGTACGCTTCATTTCAGTGGACATAGCATCGTAGATCTTGCCACTATAGACACCGGGTCCGTATGTATACAGTGTATTCTTGAGTTCAGCTTCACGCTTCTCAAGCTGCTTACGTTGTTCATTCACCTCGCCAAGTTCATCTACGATACGCTGAATGGCGGTTTTACCTTTAGTTTCGAGGTTGATAACCTTAGATTTAGTTCCAAGTTTAAGCGAAGTCATCGTCTGCACCTCCATCTTTTACCGTAGTACACAGTACGCATATTGTGTCTCACGCATGTACGTTGATCGCGCTTATACAAGTAACGTATATTACGTGGTCTTCGTCGTGGTAGTATGTCGTGTTCTACTTGAGCTACGTTATCAACGATTGGTACACTCGGCGCGACATCTTGGCGCCCTAGATGGTTATTGCGTCCGTCTAGAGCGACAGAGGGTCGCGCAGTATCCACTGCATCGTTCGTAGTAGCTCTCACGTCGATAGTCTTCACTCTCTTAGGTATCTCAGCTACCGGTAACCACCGCATTTCAAACGACTCTGATGGTGTATTAGCGCGAGTTATCGGTATCGTCCTCACTGTCTTCTGTGGTAACGTCTCACAACACGCAATACTACTCACTCCAGCTACAAGGAGCGGTACAAGTCCGATGAAGATTGTAAACTTCATCTTGTGAAAATGTACCATAGGCCCACGAATATAGCGATCCATAGACCTACTGAGATGAGTAATAACGCGTGTGTATCTCTGTTCATCATGCGACTCTGAGATGTCTCGGTTTCGTATGTGGATTGACTGGATTTGCTTCCATCTCTCCAATAGCCACGGGCTTACGCGTATAAGCACGCATCGATATGTATAATCGAGCCACTGTACAGTATCTTGGATAACGTGTGGGACCGAAGAACCACCCGTATAGCGTAGCATACTTAACTTCACCGTCAGTCTCCCTCTCTATCATACGCAGCATTTTCCCGAAGTCCTTGCCTTCTATTTCTGCGCGGGTGTCGATCAGTGTGCGCAGAAGGTCGATGATTGGGTCTTTGTCTTTGATCTTGTACAGCATACCACTCTATCCCTTCTATTAACATCTTGATTACGTCTTTCACCACCATCAGCACATTGTAGCCTAATACAAGGCACACAGTTATACCGATGGTGATGAGTATTGTCTTAATCGCTTCGTCCATTCTTAGTAGCTCCTCTAGCTAACTCACCTTCACTATAGACAGGATCATTGAACCTCTCATCCTGTAAATGGACGTGATCATACGCTCTACCATTAGCGATTTCACTAATAAGGCTGGCCGAACAACCATACCTTTCACCAATCACGCTATACGGTATCTTCTGTAGGATCAGTTTCTTAATATGCCTCACTGTGTGATGCGGCATACCGTGTCTCTGTCTCTCCTTCATGTCGTTCATGTTCATCTGATGACTTCCAGGTACCAGATGTGCTGGATTACAGCACATCCGGTTGTCGCAACTGTGTCTTATAAGCACGTCAGAAGTGAGTTGCTTACCTGTCGTCAACTCATACACTATACGATAGGCAAGCAACTTCTTCCCATCTACACTTAAATAAGGACGACTGTCTTTACCAACTAACGCACCAGTCCACAACCAACAGTCATCCTCACCACGCATAGTAATCCACCTAAACACGTCTACCTTTTGGTTTGGTGGGCGGAATTTCTTTGACATCTCTTTTCCTCGATCCATTACGCACTTCTACAATCAACGACTTACTACTCAGCATCCTACGCAACATGCGAACGGCATCCTTATTACTCGAAGCATGAACTGCTATCTCGAATAATAATGTGTACCGTTCGATCTCCCACTTACGAGTGTTAGCGTCTTCTATCAGATTGATATGTACGCTCTCATCATATGTTAGTGGCCGCATCACTTTAAGCACTACATACTCAGTCTTCTTGCGGCTTATCCTGCCGGTAGTCATTGGAAATCCTTTCATGTTTGGGCATCACTTCAAGCAGATCGACAATAACGCCTCCCGAGATTGTCTCTCTGTGAATGCTGCCATCGTTATTTAAGAGTAGATACGTGCCGTCTCTCTCGTAGTGGTTCTTTTGTAGGCCAGTTTCATTGGTCAATATCCAAATGGCCCACCTCCTGTTACTCAAACGCTCTACTGATAACAAACGCGTCTCTGGTGGTATGGTTAGTCGCTCATTGATAGCCATTAATCCTCCGGTTCTATTCTCTCCTCTGTCTGGTACTCCTCAAAGATATCCGATCTAAACTTGGATATCTTATACGTATAACAATCCTCACATGTAAACGTGAGGAATATGTTGTAGCCATCATACTGTGGCTCACGCTGTTTACCAGAGCCACAACTGCATTTACGCTTCTCGTCTAGCATGACTACTTGACCTTTACGATAATTCCATCCTTGACGGTTGCTTCTGCATACCATGTGTGTGCCTTTGGATAGTGTGGACCCTCTAAGTATACAGTGCCGTTCTCTGGTGTGTTAAAACCAGTAACATCACCGTTCGGTTGGTAGACTGTCACCCGTTGACCCTTCGCTATGGCCTCTTTGAGTGCCTTCTTCGTCAAGTAATTCACCTTCGTGTATGCCATTGTCGTTCCTCTGTCTTGCTAGTTCACATTCTGGTCTGTATTTACTATTACAATACGCAACTCGAGACTTCGATAATCTGAAGTTACTCCTCACTAACGAACCATGACCACAGTTCGCACAGTTCATGGCATATCCTCCAATCCACATGCCTTATAGAATTTAGTCTTGTCGAACCGAGGGTTATACTTCTGCAAGGCTGCGGCCAATTCGACCGCAATCATGTATCTCGCCTCATCTCGTATCTCTACAGTTCTAATCACCTCAGCAATGTGCTGATAGTCCTTACGTCTCATTTACGCATCTCCCTTATACGATATACGAAGTCCCTGAATGTTTCATCAGGTTTAGCACGCATAAGGATGTATTTCTCTTCATTATACTTCACGGCGCTCTCTTCGATGCGGGGGGCGCATTTGGGACAGCACGCATTACTACAAAAGAGTATACCTCCCTTCTCATCGCTATCCATGTACTCCTCATTACACAGATCACAATTGACGTGTTTCCCCGGTTCTATTGTGATGACTTCGAACTCTACACCATGTATCACCTGTTTAGTCATTCTTTCCCCCTCCTTAGATGTACTTCCCAATCACTCTCAGTGCTGAACTTGATGAATTTAACAACAAGTTCTTCTTTATCATCCACTATGAAGCGAATGTTTGTAGCATCTGGATCAGGAGGGCGTATTCTCATTACTGTAGTCAAGAAACGTTTGAGTTTCATAGTGCCTCCATCAGTTCATTATCACCTCTGATGATGATGACATCTCCGTTTAGTACATCATCAATCGGATGTGGGACACGTTGAGCACGCCATAGAGTAGTAGCCACCATATTGAATGGTAGATTGAGTAACTTCCCTTCCTCATTACAGAACGCAATACAGTGTTCATTCATATAGAGGTCAAACATGGGCACATGTTCGATATGCCCACCTACTGCGAGCTTCAGATGCTCTAGTGTCACCTTCTCAGTTAGCGTTGTGTCAATGATGGTACCATCAACACGTATAAGAGTTGCGATACCTTTCATTGTTCGCCACCTACGTATACTTTCGTGAGCGTTAGGAGCGAAACCATTCGCGCATGTAGTTCCTTTATACGTATATCGATACTCTCCAACTCAGCTTCGATAGCATTTAGCTCCTCTTCTGGATCGAAGTTACTACATTGATCGTCTATCATCTTCTGTGTAACTCCGGGTGGTAAGTCCCATCCAAATGGTCTACGCATTAGTAGCCTCCTCGTTCAGCAAGATCAGCGCACGAATCGCATTGATATCCTCTCGCGACATCTGCGGGAGTGAGGACGTTCTTTCGGTGACAATTGGGACACGGCTTGTTTCGAGGATTGCTTTTCGTAGCCGCTCGTAACGCGCTATTCCCACCTGGGTCTGCAAACGTCTCGCATAGCTCTTTCCACTCATCTTCATCGTAGTCATCTCTTTGTCTGTTCATGTCCATAGTCCACTAGTTCAGGTTCATCAAACGGGTCGTCGTTGTAGAACTGTACTTTGTTTCTCCAACGCATGAATATACTTCTGCCACTTACCGAAAGCCTCAACGTGCTTCTTGTACTCCTCCCATATATCATTAGGCACATCGGCATCACCTCCAACGTCATCTCTACACATATACAAGTAGCCACCTTCAACTCCGATCATCACTCGCATATTCACCTCCATTCACAGTTACAAACTTCACAGCCAATTGCGTCCTATTAGAAACGCCAAAACGCTCATACAGCATATGGAGGGTCATCTTCACTGTTCCCTCGTCTACGCTTAATGTATGAGCGATTTCTTTGTTACTGGCGCCTTTAACTAGTTCACGCATGTACTCCCGTTGTCTCTTCGATAGCTTCATGTTCATCCCCAACGTAGAGTGCTTATACGTATAAGCATCTCTCGCCAACATACCACAAAGACTACCCTTGTTTACATCCACTAGTAAGATGCGCAGTCCCATATACTACGTAGTCCGTGTATTCCGTAGACTGTTATGCCTAGGACATATGTCAGTAAACAGAACGGATACAGGTAACTGTGTGCAGATGTGTGATATGCTGGCGAGAACTGCTTACAAATCCAAAGCCACATTCTCAGGTACCATACTACTACAGAACTACACATAAGTCAAGTTAGCTTCTGGTACCAAACATCTATAAGCGACATGAACCTTTACATGTATAAGGAATCGCATCAACGCACTATAGATAGAGGCCATGTCGTGATGCATGGCTATAGCGTGTGGCCTAGACGTGGGGCCGCATTTGTGTGTTGCGCCTGGCTCTATTCGCTAATTGTTCGGTGCCTCTCTACAGGTATCCGGGGCGCGATCTGTGATTTGGGCACAAAAAAAAACCCACGCATCAATTGATGCGTGGGTTTGTAGCTTAGACTTCATTAGGTGATTGCATTTCTTTAATTAAGTATTGAGGCAATGGCATTATACTTCCATTATTCATTTCCTTAATCCACGTTCGCGCGTCGCTTTCATTCTCGAATGGTCCGATACTCTCGAAAATTACGCGACCAATACGAATAGGCGCGTTTAGTACGATGACGTATTGCATTGCTTAAACTCCCGATGATTAACGCTGAAAACGAAAACGCCGCGCATCAAATGATGCGCGGCGTTGTTGATTGCGAAACGTTATGCGTTAGCCGCCTGTTTCGCGATCTTCTGCACAGCGTCCAATGTTTTCGCGTTCAACATTGGCATGATGGCGACGGCGATTTGCGAAAGCGTTCCTTTCAATTCCGCATTCTTTGCCGCGCCGTTCAACTTGAGAACACAACGCAAAGCCAATTCGGCAAGGTCGTTTTGATCGATTGCCGTTTCGCTTTCCGTTTCGATTGGCGGATTGAACGTTTCCGCGTCGAGCATTGATCCGATCGAAGTAATGACCGGCTTCGCAGTGTTCGCGTCAACAGCGGTCAACGCATTCACTGGTGCAGTCTTCTTTCGTGCGCCGCGTTGAGTGACCAGTTTCGCGGTAACGAGCGCATCATTTCCGGCTTTGCGAATTGTTGCCGCCGAAAACAATTTGGTTTCGCCATCCTTAGACGTAACCATTAGCTCATTCGATTTTCCGAGCGACACATTGATGTAACCATCACGGCGGCATTCGTATAGCGATTGCAACGCGCGGTGAAACATCTGGTATGCAGCGTCGAGCGGCTTCTTTTGATCGATGACGCTGAAATCAAGTCGCGTAATTTTCAGCGCATCCTTTGGCTTTGCCTTGTTCGCTTCTTTCAACTCAAGTTGCGTTGCGTTGAAAGCGTCGAGAGCGTTTTTGTATTCAGCAGAACGCGAGAGGAAAGCTTGCGCGATTTTCGCTCGCGTGCCGATGTTCTTATCAATGCGCTTCACACCATCGACGATAACCGTTTGTGTCTTCGGTGCGCCGAAATAATTGTTCAACGCTTTCATTGACCATTGTTCGTCGTTGAAAAGCGCAACAACCATCCCGGCCTCTGCTTTGCCTTCTGTAGACTTAGAAGACATCGCATCGTGAACCGCGTTGTCGAATGTGTAAGCAGGAAGGTTCGCGATTGCGATCTTGCTGGAGAGCTTGTTCGCAACAGTCTTCTGTGACTTAGCCATTTGGTATTACCTTTATCGTTTGAACACGAAAGCACGCGCGCGTTATTGCTCGCGCATCAATCCGTGTTCTGTTTTCAAACAACACGCGATACCGTTTCACAACGCTAGTCGCGGCGCATTGGGATGAACCAACGCATCAACATACTAGCAGAATAGCGTCCTAGTTCAAGTTGAACAGCCGATTGGTCGCGCTAGTACAATACAAATTCCTTTTACGTATAAAGTTTCCATACTGTAGCGTATGTTCATTCATACATACGTTGAATGTGTTTATGTACTACGTATATGCATCTATGTTCGCTTCTATTGATGACTGATTGAACTGATTGATACGACGAGCCGCGTTTGCATATCCCACTGCGAGAGTAAGACAAATCACCACAAACAATGTGTACTACATTATATAAGAGGCGCGATTGTTTATGTACTACACTAATCAATATGTCAGTAAGGTTGTACAACTTGACACGTCCCCCCAAATCCCAAAGTTGTAAAGGGGGCGAACCTGTGGCCGCACAGGTGAGGTCGACCATCCCCCTGTTTCATGATGTCGCGAAGAATGTCCCCCTATTGCCCAACAGTACCGTAACTCGCGCAGTATAAGTTACATCATACGTACAGATAGTTTATACGTATAAGAGATCTCAACTCAGTGAGAAGATATCGATGTGCTATTGTATGTGATGTTGTGTATTATATAAGCGCGATATATATTGAAATGTACAATGTCGTGAGGGGGCGTCCCAAGCGGGCCGCGCATTATACAACCGCAGATTAACCACAGCCCACCCGTTCCACCCATCTAGGGTAGCGTGTATTATTTGTGTTGTCAATAGGCAATATGTATGTATACTACAATAGACACCTACTATAAGGAGTATTAATATGCCAACAGGTGGATGGAGTGGTTTGTGGAATCGTCTAGAGGGTAAACAACACGATCTTCTTATTCCTCGTGGTCATGTTACCGCTCGCCGTGTTAGTAAGATTGTTAAGAATGGTATCGGTAACGTAATGGCCGCTGAACGTGTGTTTACCAATCTTAATGAAGATGTCAAACAGGTTACTCCGACTGCTCAACCTGGACAGCCTGTTGTTAATGGTGGCATGATCCCAATTGCAGTTAACAACTTGACACCTGTTCCTGCTGCCTCCTTTGTTGCGTATGTGGAGAAGTCAAACAAACCTACTACATATCCAGTTGATGCGAGTGGTAATGGTGGCGGTGGAAAGATGGGACTTCGCTTCTAATTGTACTTATATTTGACCCATCCCGTTACTCCCTAGCGCGGCGATTGATACTAGGCAGTTTCACGCCCCCCAAGCCCGACCGCCTAGCTATTAGTCGTCGCGTCTTTTTATGTTGAGGATGTGATGGCTAGTAGACAAGAGATTATTAATTATATTACACAAGCCGCACTGCAAAGAGGAATTGATCCTCAAACTGCGCTCAAAGTATTCCACGGTGAGAGTGGATTTAATCCATCTGCTAAACTCATAACTCCACGAGAAGCGAGTTATGGTGTCACTCAATTAAATATTAAGAATGGATTAGGTGTTGATGCACTTCGACGCGGTATTGATCCGCGCGATCCTTCTCAGTGGAAAGAGACAATTGACTTCTCACTCGACCATGTAAAGCGTGGTGGGTGGACGCCTTGGTCTGCTGCAACGAAGGCTGGCGTTAGTAGATGGGGTGGAGTGCAGCGTGGCTTTAATCCTGATAATATACGGCCACCGAAGTCTATTGATATAGGCGATAAACCCACGCTTGCATCTCTTAATCCCCCCACTAAAACCCTCTCTAAACCTCGACCTGATATGAGTGCGGGGGCGTCTACAGTATTAAGTCAACTCGCACCGACAGAGGATGCTAATATGGCACGTCCTTCTATTCCAGACGCTATTAGAGAAGCGATGGATGAAACCATTAGACGAGGCGGTGTACGGTATGCCGGCTTCGTGCCTCCGGGTTTAACTGCGGGTGCAGCTAAAACGAGAGCACAAGCTAATAAAGGCGTACAGCCTAGAGGTACAATGAAGGACGTTGAAGGTGAGGCGAAACGTGCAGAGGAATTGCGCAACGTTCCTAATGCAGATAAGCAGATGGAAGGATCGTATGCGGATTATGTACGTAAGCAACATGAAGAGATGGCTAAAGCACGCGGCGACCTTCCTCCGGGTGTGAAGTCTGCTACTGATCCTAAAGGTGCAGTTGATCCGCGCACTGGTACTGCACTCGAACGCACTGATCCAAACTTAGCCGCGCAGAATGATCCTGCGGGACAGGCACTTATAGCTGCGAAGATTAGAGGATATGCGAAACCGGGTGTCGGTGCTGCTGATCCGGGGCCATCTCAAGGTGCAAAAGCGTTAGGTGCTGCGGCTGCGGTTACTGCGGGCGGTGCTGCTGGATATGCAACACGACCGGATGAAGACCCCGCAGTGAAAGCTGTCGAACAACAGATGCAGGCACCACAACAAGCGAATGTTGATCCCGGTACTGCGAAGATGTTAGCTGCACAAGAGCAAAGTGCTGGTTTGCCTCCAGGTACATTAAGTGGTGGAAATGCTGGATGGAAAACGTCCGCACTTCCTGTTGGCGGAATGTTGAAGGAGGCGATGCCTGTATTTCAAGAAGTAGTTAAAGACCCACAGGCGAGAGAGGCTGTAAAGGTATTAGCGACGAAAGCTGTGCAGGTGAAGGCACGTCAGGATGCAATGGCCGCTGATGTGCAAAAAGATCCCACCTATTATCAACGAACACAGTCGATGCGGCAACAACAGCAGATGCCTAATGATCCTAATAATCCATTAGCTGAGAGACAGATGATGGATGCAGTTAGTAGGGATCAACGTGGTTCTATGGCGCGTCGTATGCCTCCACAAGCTGCTGCACAAGACCCTGCTGTTGCAATGGTTCAACAACAGATGCAGGCTCAACCACCTAGACCGCCGAGAGGTGTTCCTAGTGTAGCAACTCCTCAAGATGCACCGGGAGAAGAGTTAGGTGAACGGAATAGCAGTCCTGCTGAAGAAGCTGCTGAACGTGGACAACCGTGGGCGCTTAACAATCCTTATCCGCCGGGCGTCTCTCCTACTCCGGGTGCATATGAACCTACTGGTGGAATACCGCAAGGTGTACCTAATAGCGGACAGATGCCAATGGACCCAATGATGATGCAATTGATGCAGTTCTTTACAGGTGGAGGCGGTAGTGTAGGTGAAGGTCCATGAGTGACGTATTAGTATTAGCTGACGGTACGAAGATTGATAAAAAGACAGGCGGTGTTGTAGGTGATGAGAAACCGACACCTGAATTGCTGGCTGAGACTGAAGTTGAGGATGAGGTTGATGAGGACGAGATTGTAGCGATTAAGCAGAGGATACCTGTTAATAGGTTCTTGAGCGACTTACCGGGTGATATTAATAGTAGCCGTGCGATAGCGGTAATTGCAGGACTCACTCTGTTTGGGCTTAATGACAGGGAAATATCCATCGTCTGTGATACTGATATGGAGAAGATTACCACGATAAAACAGAGTGAGAGATTTCAGGACTTCACGACGGGGATTATCGATAATGTGATGCGTGCTCAGAGTGATAATATAAGGGCGATGTTTATAACCCATTCAAAGGAAGCTGCGAATACAATCGTGAGTGGATTAAAAAGTAAGGACTTCGGTGTAAGGTATGGTACGTCGAAGGAGATATTAGATCGTGCAGGATTTAGGCCAGCAGATGTTGTAGAGCATCGTGTTAAACATGAGAATGAATTGAAGATCGTGCATATTAGAGGCGACGTTGAGAAACATGTGACGATCGACACAGATTATGATGAGGCTCTGTGATGCCTAAGAGCATGGAAGATATCATTCGTGAAGTGATGAACGATCCTGAACTAGCGCGATATATGGGAGAGACCAATCAGAACTTCAGGCCGATGATGGATCGTAGTGGTCCTATGGCTAATAAAGCTACACCGATGACATCACCTGATCTAGAAGCGAGCAGTATTCCTACGCAATATGATTTGATGTATAACCCTAATACGTTAGAGAAGGTGCCTCCTCCTCGTTTGCCTATTGATCGCATTGCTCCGGGTCAGCAGTATGATGATAGTAAGACATGGCAACAGGGTAATAGAGATGAGGAAGGTTTACTCGACTCGTTAGACACATCTAAGATGCGTACACTTAATCCTGAGTTTCCTAATGCGATGCCTATGCAATCGCCACAGGATTACATGCAGTCGAAGCCTGAGTTCTACGACATGGATCAGTTGATGAAGTATTACACACAAGGTGGTGGGGAGAATATCTAATGGTAGCACCTACAGTTCGTGCATCTACTACAAAGAGAGCACGTAAGGATGAAGTGTTCAATAAGATGTCCACTGTACGAGGTTTCGGTGGTGATCCTAGTATGAATTTGAAGCGTGCGATGGCAGAAGTCATCAGCGCGGGTAAAGAGGGAAGAGATGCAATGAGCCAGATTGCTGAACGGCTTAATAGTCAGCAAAAGAACCTTCGTCCGAGCCATAAGAAGTGATAGGAGACAGAGATGGCAACTAATCCCGGCGTGAATGGTGTAGCTCAGGACTTGACTAATCGTCTGGTACGTAAACCGGCGAATATTGCTAGTGGTGCCACGATAAGTCAGCCTATCTTGATGCACGGATCACCGCTTGTTGGTATTGATTGTAGCATGTTGACGAGTACTGCGATCACGCTGCTTAATAGTATCGACGGGGGACTGTCGTATCGTGCTGTTGAGGATGCGGTGACAGGTAATCCATTCAGCGCGATAGTAGAGGCTAATAGATATCACCATGTCAGCCCACCTTTACGCGGATTGGACATGGTTAAGGTGGTATGTGGTACTGCTGAAGCTGCGGCAAGGACGGTGATCTTGGTGAGTGATAATACGAGACGTTAATGTTCAAGCAGCACGTCAATACACCGAGATATGCGAAAGACGCAGCTACGAAGCTGTACGTCGATCAGACATTTGAGAAGGTGAAGGCAGGTGCGTCGTCATCTGTCTTCGATTATCGTGTTGATGGTACTACGACAGCAGCAGGTGATCCAGGAGCGGGTAAGTTTAGATATAGTGACGCATCTCAGACTGGTTCTAACTATTTGTTTATGGATTGGATAACGCAAGACGGATTTGATGTCGTTGCATTATTCCAAGCGATGACTCCATTAACTGAGTTCCTTATACAAGATAAGGACTTCTCTATAAATAATCAGAAGTGGAGGATGCTTGGTCCTGCCGTGATGATGCCGGACTGGTTTCAGATCGAGGTTGAGTTTATAGAGGGTGATGCAATCTTCTCTAATAATCAATTAGTGTCTTTCGTGGTTATGTTTCAAGGACAAGAGGGTGAACCTGGACCAATCGGACCACAGGGACCAACTGGACCAACAGGACCAGCAGGACCGGGTGTAGCTGCTGGCGGTAGTACTGGACAATTGTTATCGAAGATCAACAATACTGATTATAACACTCAATGGACTAATCCACCTGTTGGAGATGTCACTAAATCATATACAGATACACAAGATGCGCTTCGTGTTCTCAAAGCCGGGGATACGATGACAGGTCAACTAACTATTACGCGCGACTATCCCGGTATAATCCTTAATCAGAATGTTGCTCCTGCTAGTGGATCGAGTGCTATTGCAGCTAAACAGAATAATGTGCTTCGTTGGCTGATGAGTTGGACTACGCAGGATGCAGCGCAGAACTTTAATCTACAAGCATTTGATGATGGTGGTACTCCGCGTGTTGTATTAGATTTTAATAGAGCAACAGGTCTTGGTACATTACAAGGTGATCCAACTGTAGCATTAGGTATCGCTACTAAACAATACGTGGATACTAAGGTTGCTGCTGGAGGTGGTGGGAATTACGTATTGAAGACCGGCGATACTATGACGGGCGGTCTTACGCTCAATTACTCAGACCCGACAATTGTTTTGTACAAGCCCACTGATGCTGGCGTTAATCAGATGTATGTCCAATCGACGGGGAAGACCAAATGGCTTTGGCGATTTGCTGATGCAGGCACTAATGATCTTAATATATACCGAATGAACGCTGCCGGTGATACAATTCTCAGTACGCCTATAGCGGTTCAATGGTCTACTGGTAATATCTTTTTTCAAGGTGTTGAGTATCACAAATACACTTCTCCCGGTGCAGGTGGTTGGTATGACACACAAACCATATCACAGAGATTTTTCGTTGGGACTGAAGGAGGGACTGATAATTTTAGGATGTATTCGGCCGCTTTAGGTATGAATGTTTTTAATCTTAATGCTGCAAGTGGACAACTTGTATTAGCTAAAGGACTTACTGTTGGTCCGTACAATGGAATACACTATAGACAGCAGACAGCAGACTATAGCGTTCTTCATTATAGTGATAATACAAGCTACTACTTATTATTCACCAATGCAGGTGATCCTACTGGAAACTATAGCAATCTGCGTCCGTTCTATGTAAATATGTCTAATGGCAATGTCGTGATGGGTCATGCGCTGACTGTCAACGGCGTACTTGCTGGTAACAACATAAACGGTACAAATATAAGTGCATCATTTTCCTTGAGAACATATGGATGGGCTGGTAATCCTGATAATAGCATCATCTTCTTCTCAAGCGATAATTCGAGATATATTAATTATTACGGTGGTAATTATACCTTTGCTGGCGGGACAGTGGGCGCATCAAATGGTCGTCTGTGGGGTGCGAGTGATTTTGCTAATCCTTCTGGTACTTATCTCCCATTAGCTGGTGGTCAAGTAACCGGACAGCTTATAGCGGGTGCTAGTACGGGAGCATGTGAAGACGCAGGACAACACGGACTTGAATGTAGAGGAGCTGGTGGTGGACACTCTTCTGTTATGGCATTTCATAGACCCGGTGCATTTGCTGCTAACCTTGCATTAGGTACCGATAACAATCTTCGATGGGGAGGTTGGAGTTTTGGTGCAGTGTCGTGGAGAGTAGTACATGAGGGATTATCAAGTCCAACTCTTAAAGATACTGTAACCATTACGGGTAGTGCGGACGCTTGGGGTCAATATTACGGTCGTTTAGGTATCAATGGTACGAGGAGTAACACATTCAGTATCTATTGGGATGGTCGTGCATGGTGTATGATTGATAATAGTAATATGGGTCAGTTCTCCGGTGTATCGGATTATAGAGCGAAGAAAGACGTAGAGAATATGAAGAGCATGTGGGACGAGATTAAAAAGGTGAGGCCAATCAGTTTCAAATTTAATGATTGGATGCCTGAGTGGGAATTAGAGACACAGACGAAACGTGCTGAGGAAGAGAATAGAGAAGTCCGTCCATTCATCGTAGGTAGTAATATGACTGAGTGGGGATTTATCGCTCATGAGTTACAAGAGGCATTGATACCGACAGTATCTTCTGGTTATAAGGATATACAGAAGGCAGTCCAAGTACCTAACCCTCTCCCGTTGATAGCGATGACGGTGAAGGCATTACAAGAAGCAATCGCTCGAATTGAAATCATAGAGGCAAAGTTACAATGAACGAAGAACAGCAGGCTATCAGTCAGAAAGTCGAACAAGGTGTGCGTATGTTGATCGGTGATCTTTATATGCAGCTTATCGTCATGAAAGCACAGATGGAACATCAACAGCAACAGCCAATTCAACATACGAATGGACAAGATCATGCCAATGAAAAGCGACAAACAGCGTAAAGCGATGTACGCTGCGGCATCTGGTAAGTCTACGATTGGGATACCGAAACAGGTTGCTAAGAAGTTCGTCCGCGACTCTTCGTCGCGCGGAGTATCACCGCAACCACCAAAACAACAGCAACAATCACCCGAATTACAAATGGCAATGATGGAGGCGATGAGGAGAGGACGTTAATGATTGTATTAGCGCGACCTATCATACTTGCATTATTACTAGGTGGATGTGCATCGATTAGTCCATTTGGTTACGGTGGCTACACTGGTCGTGGTATTGATCCCTACGCTGCTGCATTATATGGAGTACCTGACGCAGTTGTAGTTACTCGACCTCCTGAGATTTACACAAGAGCGGAGATCGATGCAATCAATGCGGAAGTCAGTTGCCGTAGACTTGCGAGGAATATGCTAGAAGCACAGAGGTGTGGTGTGAGGAGGTAACAATGCCAATCGGTCTTATCTTTTGGGTACTGATGCTAATAGTACTAGTATTCGGACTTGCTAGACAGCATCCTTCGTTTTCCTCATTCGCATGGGGATGGGATTGGTTGTTGTACATCCTTCTATTCCTACTCGGATGGAAGGTGTTTGGGTTTATGGTACATGCATGACTAACTACATCGTAAAAGAAGATGGACTGAATGACCGTTTCTTCAAGTCGCGTGCTAAGATACGAGTTCTTGGTGGCGGCTTTGCTAACGGGAAGACTGCTAGTGCCTGTATTGAAGCACTCAAATTTGCCCGTGATTATCCGGGTTCAAATGGGCTTATGGCTCGTGCAACTTATCCTAAACTTAATGATACTCTACGTAAGGAGTTTATCAAATGGTGTCCGAAGCAATGGATAAAGAACTTCCCACTCGGACAAAACTCAAGCAACATGTGTACACTAAAGAATGGTACAACTATAAACTTCCGCTATATGCAGCAGCAATCGAGAGGGGACGAAGCAGCTACATCGAACCTACTCAGCGCGACTTACGATTGGATTGTAGTGGATCAGATTGAAGACCCTGAAATCGTACATAAGGACTTCTTAGATCTGATGGGCCGTCTACGTGGATCAACGCCGTATATCGGTGATGATGAGTCAATGCCACATACAGGTCCGAGAATGATGATCCTCACCTGTAATCCGACACGTAATTGGGTATATAAGAAACTTGTCCACCCGTATCATATGTATAAGGAACGAGGAATAGTGTCGAATGATTTAATCGTATTAAGAGATAAAGACGGGACGCCTGTTAAAACTAAGAGTGGAGAAGTGCAACTATTGTTAGATGTAATTGAGGGTAGTACGTATGAGAATGCCCACGTACTAGAGCCTGATGTTATCCAAGGTTTAGAGAGTACGTATACTGGACAGATGAAGGATCGCTTCTTGTTGGGTAAGTGGGCCGCATATGAAGGTCTGGTGTATCCGCAGTATAATGATATAACACACAGCGTCGAACACACTGACATACTGCGCCTGTGGAATAGACTTATTGATGACGGATACCTTGTTCCTCTTATAGATGGCTATGACTTCGGTATCGCTGTCCCCACGTGCTATCTTATCGGCTTTGTTGATGATGATGGGAATGTGATTTTAGTGGATGGTTTCTATAAGCGCGAGATGGGTATATTAGAGCAAGCAGAACAAATCAGATTGATCAGACATAGATGGGGAATGCCGCAGGATCAGGAGTGTTGGGCCGATCCGAACATCTTCAAGCGATATGGTGGTAACAGTGGTAATGTAAATGAAACTGTGGCTTCACAATTCGCTAATTTGGGTGTCCCTATGCGTCGTGGTAATAACGATGTATTGGGCGGGATTGTCAAGGTGGGAAGTTATCTCACTATTAGCCGTTTCCACCGTAATCCTTTTACTACTGAGTTTGCTGCCCCTCATCTTTTCGTATCTAGGAATTTAGATTGGTGGATTGACGAGGTTGGTGGATACTATTGGGATAAAGATAGTAAAGGTGAGCGAGACGATAGGCCAACAGATCGCAATGATCATGCGATGGATACAACCAAGTACATGCTCACTAAACTAGAGGCTATCGCTCGACCTGATCCACGAAGGAATGAGGTCGTTGGATACTTGCAGTGGATGGAGAGTGAGCCTATCGTTCGCGGCTCTAGGAAATGGCGTCACGGCAGGGAACGGACGCAACAAATGAGTGAGATTGTGTAATGGCTGAAGAACAGGATTATGCAGCTATTAGCGAAAGTCTCACTGAAGGTGGGATTAAGCCTGCAAAGGGTAAAGAGGAATACTCACCGTCTTATAAGGTGATGCAGGATACTAAGATACCTGTATCGAAGCAAATGGGGAAATTGTGGAAGGCGAGACGTGATCAGGCGAAGGCGAAATTGAAGAATGAGGGTATAGCTGACGCATGGGATGAATGTATTAGGTACTACAACAATGATCAGGTAACTCATAGTAACGTCGAAGGCAGTCCTAACGTATCGAGGATGTCTCGTAAGGGTACAGGAGTTAGTGATGAACATATTGAGACGGAGAACGTTGTATTCGCGAATACTACCGCACTCGTACCAGCTACCTACGCCAAAAACCCCGATGTCGAACTCACTCCGAATGATAAGCAAGATGAAAAGACCACCTTATTCTCGACTTGCTGCGAGAGATTGGTTAATGCGCTATTTGCAAAAAAGGTGTCTCCTGGAATAAATCTCAAACCTAAAGCTCGTAAGTGTATCATCATGTGTACACTGACTAATGTTGCGTATTTAGAGTTAGGATGGACGGAGAAAGAGGATAGTAGCGAGGCAACACTCAATGAGATACAATTTGAGGCCGATAGATTGGCTAAGGCGAAAGACCTACATGAGATTGAGGAGATTGAGGGTTGTTTGGCGGCACTTGAAGACAAGATCAACGTATTAAGCCCGAGTGGTCCGTGGTGTAAGTTCAGACACCCTAAAGACGTGTTACGTGATCCAGCCACTACTCATAATGACCTGACTGACTGCAATTGGCTGATGATCGCTGATTTCGTTCCTACTAACCTACTACGGGCAATCTACTTTAAGAAGAGTGAGGACAAACAGGACGAATGGGAAAGTATCTACGCTCCTACGCATATATTGAATGCGAAGTCTGGAGGTGGACATGACGAGGAGATAAATAACTTTTCACTATTAGACGGTCACAAGGATTATCACAGCTATGGATACGACGATGAAGAAACATTTGACAAAGCGAAGTACACGAAAATCTGGCGTGTCTATGATAAAGTCACGCGACGATTGTTGCTGTTTAACGATAAGAACTGGTCGTGGCCTATATGGGTATGGGACGACCCTTACAATCTCACCAACTTCTTCCCCGTCGTGTGTCTGGAGTTTTATACCGATCCCGAGGGTGATTATGCACGTTCTGAGGTGATGTATTATCTCGATCAACAAGATGCGATCAACGAAATAGCGAGTGAGCGTAGGAGAGCAATCGCATGGACAAGGAAGAACCTGTTCTACGACATCGATGCGATCAAAGACCCGGCTGTTGTAAGCGCATTCTTGAGTGGTGCAGAGAAAGGTGGCGCTGTTGGAGTAAAGGTGCCTGATGGAAAGAAGATGCAAGATCTTATATTCAGTGTACCTCCTCCATCTGGTCAGTTTATGCAGTTGTTCGACTCGCAACCGTATCTACAAGCTATCGATCGCGTATCATCAGTTACCAACGTAATGAGAGGCGTAGAGTATAAGACCAACACGACTAATAAGGCTATCGAGTCATACGAAAGTCAGACACAGACACGTCTTGATGAGAAGATTGACCAGATAGAGGACTTCATTGGTAATGTTGGCGCGACCTTATTAGAGTTGTGTGTAAGTAAGATGCCGGCTGAAATGGTCGCTGCTCTCATTGAAGATAAGATGGGTGAGATATGGGGCGCGATGACACCTATGGCACCTTCGGAATTTCAGGCAAAGTTCTCATTGAGAATGGTAGGTGGTTCTGCACTAAAGCCAACTGCTAGAGCGAAGAAAGAAGAGGCTGTTCAGATCGGACAGGTGCTCGGTCAATTTGGCAAGGCAGTACCAGCATCCATACTTGTAATGATGCGTGTATTTGAGCGTGCATTTGATGAGATAGTTATAACAGAGGAGGATTGGGCACTTATAAGAGCATCGATTGAGAAACAACTTCAACCTGAACAAGAGCAACAACCACAGCAAGGTGGTGATCAACTTGCTGAAGTCGAACAACAGATAAATCAACTACCTCCACAAGCGAAACAGGCTTTGGGAGCGGCAATGGCGAAAGGTGTACCCATCAGACAGGCGATGGAAGAGATAATGATGAGGGTACAACAAGGACAACAGAACAGAGTAACTGAGATAGCTAATACTTCGGCGACACCGAAGCAACCATCAATTAATAGAGGACAAGCAAATGGCGCCCCGCAGGGAGTCCCTCAATAACGAGGTAGAAGATACAGTACTAAATGACGTTCCGGGTCTTGAGGAAGATACTGGTAGTGGTGGTGGAGATGACTTTGATAATATACAAGAGGCTGACGAAACCCAACCACAACAGCCGCAACAGCAAGACCCCACACAATTACGACAACAAGATGAGGGTCAAGTACGCTATGATCAAGCTGGTAATGTAATTGATGCTCGCGGCAATATAGTTGCTCCTGCTGGTCGTGGTCGTAGACTTGATGAACAGAATAGACGTTATCGTGGACTATTAGATGCTAAGGAGCGCGAGTTACAACAAGTAAGAGCACAAGCAAGCGAGGCGCAATTCCTTAACGGGGCACCAGCGAAACTCGGTCTAAACACCGATGAAACCGCTGCGGCCCTTGACATGATGGCGCTCTTCAAGAATAATCCTGCGCAGCTAGTGCAGATTGTTCTAGCAGAGGCATCAGCTAAAGGTGTAGACTTAAATAAACTACTCGGTTCGAACATGGGTGCTGTTCAAACCGATGCCATTAGGAAGATGCTTGATGACCGTTTAGCTCCTCTTGACAAGATTAATAAAGAGCGAGCAGAGAACGAACGAGTCACTCAGGCAGTCCATACACGATATAACACATTCTTGTCTAAATACCCTGACGCTGATCCGCATCAGGATGCTATCGCAAACTTAATGCGTACACAGGGCCTCAATGAAGTTGAGAGCTACTTTAGAGTACGCGAGTTTGCGCTTCGGAATGGACTTGATTTCAATAGTCCACTAGGCCCCCAACTTGCTCAATTGATGCAACAGGGTGGTCAGCCGAGGCAACAAGCATCTCGTCGTCGTCCTATTGTTAACGGTAGACCACCGAGTAACGGGATGACAGAACGCAGGACAGAGGTCGCTTCACCAGATCGTAGTTACGCTTCGATCATTGATGAAGCACTCCAAGAGTCAGGGTATCAAGGATAATGTCAACATTAGCAACTGTTCTCAGTTCAACTCTCACGAAGTCTCGTGGGAAGTTGATCATGGCTGCTGTTAAATCCAACGCATTCGTAGCGTGGGCGATGGCTACCAACCGCGTCGAATATGAAGATGGCGGTTGGGAAATCACTAATCCTCTCACCGTTGGTCGTAATCCTAACGTTGGGACGTATGAGTACTACCAGACGCTCCCGGTAAATCAGACCAACGAGTTTACGACTATTCGTTATGGATGGTCGCGTTTCGCTGGTACGGTTATCATCTCCGAACAAGAGGAAGATGAGAACCGAGGACGAGCACAAATCTTCAAGCTGATGAAAGCGAAGATGGAAGTGCTTGAGGAGAGCATCAAGGAACAGTTCTCCGCTTATCTCTATGCTGCGGGTGGTGGTACTGATCCACTTGGTTTGGCGTCTCTTATACCGGACGATCCAACTACTGGAACGTTGGCTGGTCTTAATCGTGCTGCTGAACCTCAGTGGCGCACTTCATCTTATGACTTCAATGTAGGCGGTATTGACTCTACCAACATTGAAGAGGCGTTCGATGACGTGCTGATGGACCTCACTGTTAAAGGTGAGAAGCCCGATATCATTCTTTGTGGACGTAACCTGTATCGCATCTATCGTGCTGCGGTCAGAGACAAGATCACCATTAATCTTGGTGAGAGCAACAGCGGCAAGAAGATGATGGACCTTGGTTTCAAAGGTGTCAGCCATCAATCAGTGCCGATGATGTACGATGAAGACTGTCCTGTGAATAAGGCATACTTCATCAACTCTAAATATCTACGCCTTCACGTTCTTAAACACGTGAACATGAAGGTGAAGGATCTTACCGCGCCGTGGAATGTTGACGCAAACGGATCGCGTGTTGTGTGGCAAGGACAGTTCTGTCTTTGGAAGGCATACCGCACACATGCCGTTCTCATTAACGAGTGAGATAGATGGCACAAGCAGTACAAAGTCGAGTCGATAAGCCCGTACCTAAATTCCTGGTGGAAGAAGGTGGGCCGTATAAGAGACGTGTCGCTACTTATGACAAGACGAAGCGCACGTTCGAATATAAGGAGATTGAGGAGCCTTCGTCGTTTATCCTCAAGTTTCCGAAAGGCCACTCTATCCGTGTGAGAACCCGTACAGAAGTAGAGCGTCTCGTTGGTGATCCCGAATATGTTGAACTCATCGATCTTGAAACGAGCGATGTAGTTGGGGCAGTCCAACGTCCGCTTCCTAAGAAGAAGGGAGACAACTAATGGCGCAAGGTGTAAACTCTCAGCACTTTGATACGTGGAACCAGCAAGTTAATATGTACGTACCGGACGCGCAGTTCAGTGCGGATATTGACTATGTGACTGGTGAGTATCGTGCTGACTATGGTGCGGTGCCTGCTCTCAGCGCGAACGCAATTCTCGCTGGTGGAAATTGGGGCGTTGCTGGTTCTAGTAACGTCTTCGCTGCTGACTATCGTTCGAAGATGGGGCCATTTGGTCGCCAGCTTTCGTTCGTCTCACTCGCCACTGCTGCAAACGTCGTTACCATTCTTGGTCGCGATTATATGGGGCAGCCTATTCGCGAGACACTTACACTCAATGGAGCGACTGCGGTTAACTCACTGAAGATTTATCGCAGTCTCGATCTCTTGACGTGGACTGCTCCTAACGGTGCAGCTACTACTGTTAACATCGGCTTTACGGATGTTCTCGGTGTGCCGTATCGTACAGTAGCGGTGCAGAATTGGCTTGAGGACGGTGTTGCTGCAACTGCGGGAACGTTTGTCGCTGGTGCATCTAATGCTGTTGCTCAGACTGCTGGTAGCAGTGATCCTCGTGGTAGCGTTGACTTCTCGTCTGCCTCCAACAACGTGAAGACATTCGCTATCATTGGCCTCGCTGACTTGACTGAACTCTATGGTATCGCTCACTTCGCAGGTTAAGTTGTAATGGGATCGCTTATACGTGTAAGCGGTCCCGTTATTCTTGGAGGTGAGTATGACGACGTTTGCAGAACTCATTCGTAAGACGCTCATTGAATTACGACAAGAACCCGGTATCTCTGTTCAGCAGTATAGCGAGGATGTGCTCGCAGCTATAATGCAGAGACAGTTTAATGTATTCTTCGATCACTATTGGTGGCCGCGGTATACAACTAATAGGGCGATGTTTACTCTTAATGGTATAGATGGACGGGTCACAGAAGACCTGCGAAACAAGATTAAGCGAATAGACGATATCAGGTTTATATGGTTGCAGGAGGAAGGGACACCTCTTCCTTCGCTTCCTTCTCATTATAATGCAGCTACATTCCGCAAGTTCTACACATCCACTCCTGATGATAGCATATTTCAAATCATCCCTATAGAGACTGAGGGATATGTACGTGTTACATATAGGACGAAGCCAAAGCCATTTCAGCCTAACGATGAAGTGTATATCGATGATGATTTACTAGTCTGCGCGACTGCCTTCAATTACCTCGCGGATGATGAGGATGCACCTAATAGCGTGAAGAAGTTTATGGAGGCTACTGCGAAGAGAGAAGCACAGCTACGAGAGGCGATGAATAGAGGACCGATCCCATTCGGTGCTCCTGCTGCAAGTCCATTTACTGATTGGATGACTTGGTAATGGCTCCTACTAAATCAACGATCATCAGAGACTTCGGAGGAGGCTTAAATGTCGTTGACGATGATCTTAATTTGTCAGCATCATTTCAACCAGTGCTGGATAATATTCATAGAGGCGTTGATAACACCCTATCTGTTAGATGGGGCACGGAGTTATTCGTTGACCTCAGACGGGGAAGTGTATTAACAGGGTCGCCTGTCTTTACGATATCGTGGACAATCGATCAGCGAAGTCTCGTATGTGATTACACTGCTCATAACTTAGTGAGTGGGGATCATGTCACGTTCGTTGCTGGTTGGACGAATATGCTCGGTTTGAAGAGTGAGGAGGTTATAGGTAAGACGTTTGGGGTGAGAGTGGAGACTGCTAATCGCTTTCATCTTGTAATGACTTCGAAGGCTACTGTTACTAGTAGTGATAATGCAGCGAAGACAATCACGAAGGATACACATTATCTAGCGGGTGATATTGTCGAACTTGCATACTTTAGTGATCACCTTGTAGCCATTGACACATTAGGAGAGGTGGTGAAGGTCAATGCAGCTATGCAGGTTACACGTATATGGGATCATGCTAAAGCGTTCGCTCTCCCTGACGTAGAAACTCCCGGTCCTGGGTGGTCTAATATTGACTACGCATCATCGGCTATCTTCAAGGGTCAGTTGATCATTGTTAACGGTATCGATAAGCCTCTATTAATTGACTTTTCTAAAACTCCACAATGCACGTATCTAGCTGATCCCGGCGACTCCTTTAGTACAGCGAATGTACCTGTTTGTCGTTATGTGTGCGCCATTGATAAGTGGCTGATAATGGCGGGAGATCCTTTATATCCTTATAAGGTACACATCAGCAATACTAATTCCTCAGGGACATGGGAAGGTGGTCCTGCTCCTAATGATGGTGTCGGTATAGAACTCAACAATACAAATAGCTCCTCGTTGTTTATCCGTGGATTAAACAAGTTCAGGAACTTCCTTGCAGTAGCGTTCGACGATACTGTAGCGATGGTCGAGCTTGGTATCTTTGACGGAGGAACGCATAGGCCAGAGGTTACTGATAGTGTAGCGCGACATGGAGCTATTGCACATAAGTCTATGGTGTTTCTCGGTTTTGACTTAGTAATGGCTGATCCGATCGGTGTCCCTAGTTTCGCTAAGTCACAGTTTGATAACTCCATTATCCCAAGTCGGATGAGTGAGTTCATTGCTCCTATGTTGCAGATGAACATCTCTCGTCTAACAGCGAAGACATTGGAGCGCGATATCTTCTCGGTCTACAGTACACATGATAATCGCTACATCTTATTTGTCCCTAATCATGATGATGTAAAGGTGCGTCTGCCGAACGATCCCCTCTACTATCTCTTCGTGGATGTCGGTACTAATCGCGCAGTATTAAACACGCCTAATCATGGTATGGTCGAGGGTGAGAAGTTCTCCCTATCAGGAGCGGACGTACCACTGACTGACGTTCCTGATGAATGCACAGTCGAAGCTGTGTTAAATGAGAACCTAATCTCCTTCCGTCTTAAGAATGTTGTCCTCGAACCGCTTAACTTCGGCGGTACGTCTATGGACATTACACGTAAGAGAACAGAGACGATTGCTTATGCACTCACGTATAATAAAGGACTGAAGATTAAGGCATGGTCGCGCTATAGAGGGTGGGATTTCCGTGCTGGAACTACATCACTATACGGTCGAGTATTCCTTGCAGATAAAAGCCATATCTGGAGAATGGGTAGTCGTTATGATCCTATTTTCGCCGACTTTAAGGGACTCTACGACCACATATTCGCTAATAACACTCTGTATAAAGTAGGTGAAAAGGTTCGTGACGCACTGACTAATGAAGTGTTTACTTGTCAAATCGAGCACACGTCTTCGGTTGATGATCCATTTGAAGTAGATCGTGAGACGTTCCCTGATAATTGGATTATATACAACGGAATACCAATCAATTTCGATATCGAATTTCCGTGGGCTGACTTTGATAAGAGGGATATGACGAAGCTACTTAAATTCATCAACGTAGACGCTAAAGGTACTGACCGTTTCACTGTCGAGATGTATATTGACTACTTCTATAGACATAAGATTACAGGAGCGAGGACACCGCTGTTATCGATGCAAATGGTTGGTGGTGATGAAGGTGGTTTCGGTGTTGCTAAACAGAATTACGGCACTGGTAGAATGGCTATTCGTCAACGTCCTCTACCATTCGAAGCTAGAGGCAAGTTGTTCAAATTTCGCATCTACGGATCGACAGTCGAACCTCTCCGTTTCTCTGCCTTCATCTTCGGATATAAAATAGTGGGAAGAGATCGATGAGCATCGGACCAGTTAAGGAATATACAACGTACTTCGATCTTGAAGTACCCACGTTCGACTTTCCAGCGTGGCATACGTACTATGAGCGCAATCTGAAGACCATCGACGGCATTATGTATCTAATGTCGGGGTCTACGAGTCTTAAAGGAGTGTGGAAGAATAGCATCTACTACGAAGTGGGTGATCGCGTTGTAGATATCGACGCAGCAGAGGCGTATGAATGTTTCATCGATCACACATCTGCCTCCCCTCCCACTACATTTAACGAAGATCGTAATGCACATCCTACATATTGGATGGGTGTTGACTTCATTCAATCACTCATGGGCACATCTGACTCGTCTGTCGCTATTGGTACAGGGACAAAGATATTCGGTACACAATCTGGTCGCGTCTTTGCTCCAGGTGCGAAGGTTACTATAGCAAGCAGTCTTAATCCTACAGTCGATTACATGTGGGGAGCAGTTAGTAGTTATACGGGATCAGTTTTAACAGTCGAAGTGGAAGTTGCTGCTGGTAGCGGTACACATGAAGATTGGTGGATTGCGGTTAGTGGTATTCGTGGTCCGCAAGGTGAGATTGGGCCAATTGGTATTCAGGGTCCAGAAGGTGACGTAGGTCCGGCTGGTCCTACGGGGCCACAGGGACCGCAAGGGATCATCCCTGAAGCTCCTACAAGCGGCTCGATATACGGACGTAGGGGTAGTGACGCGACATGGCAGATCGTCGCCGCTACCAGTTCTGACGTGCTCCCTGTAACCCCGTCTGGTGGGATACAAGCGACCAACGTTCAAGCAGCACTCTACGAATTAGATACTGAGAAGGTTGCTAAAGCTGGTGGTGCTGCTGCGGTGATGACAGGAACGTTATCACTACCGGCTGCTAATCCAACTGCTGCTGTACATGCGACACATAAGGGTTATGTTGATGGTCTAATTGATGGAATTAATACAGTAATCGCTGCTAAACCTGATAAGTCTTATGTCGATACACAAGACGCTACAAAGGTGGATCGTACTGGCGACACGATGTCAGGTCCGCTTAATCTTGTAGGAAACAGTCATTGGACAGTCAACGGTCCCGGTGCTGGTAGCTGGTTTAATACATCAGCTATAGGCGATAGGTTCTTTCTAGGTACAGAAGTCAATACAGATAACTTCCGTATCTATTCTACTGGCGCGAGTAATATGCTCACACTTAATGGTGCGAATGGAGATGCATCATTTGTACGAGATGTGGCTCTTGGTGGTGTACTGAGAACGTCTGGTTCTCTCGCTTTTGGAAATAGCGTTGCGGCAGGCTTCTTTGGTGATGGTGCTAATATCGGTATTAGAGGGTATGGTGGCGGTTCGATCCTTCTACAACAGGCTAACGGTGCCTCTCATTATGCGCAGTTCTATAGTGGTGGATCGCGTATCTTTGGGACGTTGACTGTTGACTCCACTCTTTATACTCCAACGCTAGAATGCAGTGGTAATGTCGCAGTGAGAGGTGGTGTAGTATATCTATCACCACAAGGCCATTATCTACAGTGGAATGGCTCTAGTTATCAATTCCCACACGGACATCTCTACTCTCCTGCGGGACGTTTGTACGGTACGAACGACTTTAATCCCGCAAACTACATCACGTCTAATAGTACTCCAACCTTCTACGCTATCGAAGGTCCATACTACATTGACATGATGCATCCGGGTCACGGTGGGGATTATAACGTTCGTCTCCTCTGCAATCCCTCACACGAACTTGAGATTAACGCAGTTAAAATAACAGCTGATTGTACTGCAAACTTCTGGGGTGTTGCTACTAAAAACGGTACAACTGGTACACCTGATTGGGGTCAGCCTTATAACTGGTACTATACATCTGGTTATATGGTCGCCTTCATTAACACAACGAACGTAGGTGCATTCACTTCTGACTATCGTGTTAAGCGCGATATCTCCACGATGCCTACTATGTGGGAGAAGGTGAAAGCGTTGAAGCCTATTAGGTACAAGCATCAGGACTATACGCCAGAAGTGGATAAACATCAGCTTAAGAAGCCACTCGTTGAACGCGATGACATTATAAGATGGGGTTTCTTGGCACATGAGTTACAGGATACTCTATTACCCTCTGCTGCGTCCGGTAGTAAGGACGACCGTCATGTGCTACAATCCCCTCACCCGTGGCCTGTCATTGCAGCATTAACTAAAGCATTACAAGAAGCGATGGAACGTATTGAAACACTAGAGGCCGCATATGCAGACGCAGACTGAGACAACGACGATCACACATAGACAACGTAGACTTGATCGGCTTAAGCGAGCTGGTTCGTGGTATGATATTAGAGAGATGCTAACCGCAGATGACTTATACGTATTAGAACCTCTCTTCAGAAAAGCACACGAAGAACTACAACCGCACTTGGACTTCTCTATGGATGCTATACTTCGACATGCTACTTATAAGATGGCCGATCCTGAGAGGATGACGTATAATGGATGGGCCGCATATCGTGATGGAGTACCAGTAGGTTTCTTCATCGGTTCACTGTCATCATTCTACATCTCTTCGGATAAGATGGCAGTTAGTAACGTGTGGTATGTAGATCGACCGTACAGAGGAAGTCCGGTTGCCTTCCTGCTGGTTAAACAGTTCTTGCAATGGGGTGCTCTCCGCGGTGCTGTTCGCTTCGTCATAGACATCATCAAAGACAAACACTCCGACAGGCAAGTTAGACTATTCGCTAAGATGTCACAAAAGCTCGGCTTCAGAGAGGCGGGCGTCTACTTTGTAAAGGACATAAACAATGCTACCAGCATGGATGATCGATCAGGTCCGTCGTCGTGATGATGATGAACGATCGGAGAGACATATCGGCGAATGGAACGAGACGTTTAGTAGAGATACTCCTCGTCCTGATAGTACTGATAATAGTGATGACGATAGTGATATTCTAAACTGCGGTGGTAATGCTCCGTCGCCTCCTCCTGCACCTGATCCAATGGCAGAGGCACGAGCACAGCAACAGTTGGAAGATCACCGCAATGAGATAGCTGAACAGAACCGTATCGCAGAAGAAAAGCGAGCGGCTACAAAACTCGAAGCGGATAAAACTGCATTCCAATCGCGTCTCGGTGGTGCGTATGCTAACGCTCAAAACTACGGATCGTCTCGGCTTCGTAATCTTGGTATCAATGACGACTACGGCATTCTTAATTCTTATGAGACTGCACTACAGAAAGCCAAAGGAGTGGTGCCTGAGTTAGATCCAAATCCAGGTAGCTACTTCGGGAATGACTTGTTTGAGAATGTACTTGGTGAGACGCGAACTGGACAGAGGAATAAACTCACGAAGGGTTACGAGAGCGAAGTACCGATGGGCTTCGAACAAACGTACATCCCCGACACTGCGGATGATGCCCTTATCAATGCTATTATCGGTGAGCAGTTCGGTGAAGCTGGTGAATACCTTGAGCGAGCTAAGTCGCGTGGTACGTTGAACGATACTGGTTACAACACTGCGTTCCGTGCGCTTGGTCAACAGAAAGCTGGTGCTACTGAGCGTGCTAATACACTCGGTCTTGGTGTCTTGGAGACTGGTCGTACTGGTCTTAAGGATATCGACAAGCAGGCACGACAAGGTATTACGAATTGGGACTTCGGTGATCAATACGATCCTGCGTCGTGGTCTGGTAAGATTAAGACTGGTGCTAACACCTTTACCAGTGGACTAGAAGGTAAACTCCGTAATGCATTCGGAGAGACTGAGTTCTTCGATCCTGAAGCACTGATTGCTAAAGGTGGTAAAGCACAAGGAGCAGTCAATCCGGGTGCTGGTGCTCTCCAAGATGCAATGTCTGAAGAGGAACGTCGTAGGACTGCTGGTTCTGTCGGAGCGTTCTAATATAAAGGAACGTAAGGATGGAAATGATGGGCGGAGCATTAGGAGCAGTCGGTAGCATTGCCGGTGCCTTCATTCAGGCAGATGCTCAAAAGTATGCTGCGAACACGAACTACTCTATCGCGTTGATGAACTACTATCAGCGCGAGAGGGAGCGTACACAAGCGCGATTAGAAGCACAAAGGATCGAACGTAAACAAGACCTCGGTATGACGGATATCGAGGGGACGCAGACGAAGTTTGTACCGGGACTTGGTTGGCAGACTACTCCCACAGCGCAAAAGAAAGCGTTGATGAACCGTCAACAGACTGAGCAGATGGCTCAGTTTGGTGATGCTGCAATGAAGCGGCGACAGTTGAATGCGAATGCCGCTCAACAAGCTACTGAGAGAGATAAGTCGCGTGCGTTGCTGGAGGAGATGGGCCGATCTACGACACCTACAGCTAGTGAGATTGGTCACATACTTCTCGGTGCTCAAGGGACTGCGAGCAATCGTGCGTTCGATGAGACAATGAAAGTAGGTGCGCGTCAAGCTCTACGTACTGGTGCGAACTCGTCTAAAATACTGAGTGAAATAGCTAGAGCGCGGTCTCAAGAGCAGGCACCAATGGCATCTCAGGCATTATTGCAGGGGATGCAGATGGCTCCGCAACTTGAAGATCAAGACCAGAAGATGAAGGCTAATCTCTATAACCTGTTCGCTACTCGGGCTAGTGCAATGCCTGATGTCAGCTTCTCTCCTGTACCATTAGATAGTGGTGCTGCTGCTAGTGCGATGAAAGGGAGTGGCAGTGCGGGTGAGATGGCTGTTAAAGCTGCAATGATGGAAGGTGGACGGATGCCGTTCATTCCTCCTAACTATGGATTAGCTAATGCTGTTGGTGCTACTGGTCTAGCTCTACAGGGATTAACGAAGAATGCCTCTCCCTACTTTAGTGATCAAGGTGGCGGTAGTTTGTGGGGAGCAATGAACGATCAACAGCGACTACGTGGTAATCAAGGTTCGTTCGCAGGAGTGCCATAATGGCTGATAGCTCATTCGATCCTCTTGCACTCGTCAAAGCTATGGGTCCGCAACGTGATCCTGGCTCTTGGGCGGAATTATATTTCCAAGATGCTGCTAAAGGTCAGCAATTAAGAGAGGAGATTAAGAACCGTCTCCTCCTACATGAGAGTGATCAGAAGGCGCGTGAACGTGAAGGTAGTAAGGATCGCGCCAGTAGAGAAGGCATTGCTAAGGCGTCACAAGAAGGACAAGATAGACGTGTTGGTGAACGTCTTAAACAATGGCAACAGACTAGGGCATTAGCAGAGAAGAATTGGGACTTTCCACCCGGTGCATTTCCAGCAGATGCGGAAACTGCGAAGTCTATGGGTATCGGTGTGCCTAATCCTATCGACGTTGCTAAGACACATCGCCTCGTTGTTCGTGGATCACATAAGATTTACGTACCAATCGATGCTGCTCCTGTTCCGGCAATTAAGTATCCTGCACCACTAACTCCCGGTTCACCTGAGAGAGATGATGGATACTAATAATGGCAGATAAGATAATCATTCGAGATAAAGAGGGTAAGGATACTGGAGAGGTTCGTGGACCTGATGAGAGTTATTTGCCGTGGATCACTCGGCAACTCGGTATAGGTTTAGCAGACACTCCCGGTTCGTTTGCATCTATTTATGGATTAGCTGGTGCGGCTAAAGACTATCTTTGGGATCGCACTGATCCAACCGTAACTCCTGAGAAGGGGTTTGCGGAAAACATGCTCGACCCGAATGGTGGTCTGGAGAAGCTACAAGAATACAATAAAGGTGTGATTAACTCTATTAGACAAGCTCGACCGAATGCGACACAAGAAGAAGTAGCAAAACGTTTCGATGAGATTACTAAACACTCTCAGCGTTATTTCGAGGAGACTACTCCATTCTATCGTACTGGTATTCAGTTCGGTAGGAAGTGGGGTAAAGGTGCGATGGAGACATTAGGTGATCCTCGTCTACCTAGTGAACGCACTCAAGCTGATACTCTATTAAACATTGCTGGTGGAGCCGTTGCACCTGTACCGGGTGAATGGTTACTCGCGCCTATTACTAAAGGTGTCGGTGCTGTAGCTGGTAAAACAGCAGGAAAGGCGGCAGCTTATGCAGCAGAAGTCGCAACTCCAGTTACCTTTATTCCCAAAGGAGCTACAGGAGGAGAGATTGCAACGCGAGTGGGAGCAAACATTGCAGTTCCAGAAGCACTCGATCAAGCATCTCGGATGTATCAAGGTCAGCCTTCCGTTATCGGAGACGCAGTTAGCGGCGTTAAGGACTTCTATACAAAAGATGACGGATCAGCAGAGGTTAATAGATTAGGTGCGACTGGTGTTGTTGGTACTATAATGGCCGGTCTTGCTGCTCGTCGTCTTGCTAATATTAGAACACCGAGTATCACTCCTCCTTCTGCGGGGCCTACTGCACAGTCGATGCAGCAAGCTATATCGCCTACAGTTAATCCTCTAAAGATGGGAGCGGCTAATGTAGGCTCCGACATCGAACCCTTTAAGGTGATGGGTAAACATGTTGGACTGAGTGATGATGAGCTTACTGAGTTCATGACCAACACCGCACGTAACGCTCGTGGGATGCCTTTAGCAGATCACGAAATTCATATGCAGCAGAAGGTGGTCCCTGTATTAGATCAGTTCGTTAGAGAAGATCCAGACTTTATTAATAGGGCATCACAACACTTCGCAGATAAGTATCGTACGTGGGGCGATACAGAAGCGATGGCTCGGACTACTAAGCTATTGACCGATGCACAGGACGCACTCAACACAGCACAGAGGAGTGGTCGGTCGTCTCCTGCTCGCCTTCAAAAGCTACGTGATGATGTCAATGAATTACAGCTAGAGCAGACTACACGTAATACGGACGTTGATCCTAATCTCCGACACTCTATGATGAATGATGATCGCGCTACTGTACAAGCGCGACTTCAGCAATCCTCACGTGATCCGAAGATTAGGAAACTGGAGAATGATCTTCATCGCTTATACGATATAAGCTTTGACGAAGCTGCTGCTTCTGGTGCGATGTCTGCTAAAGAAGCGGCGAAGATGAAGCTCGAAGTGCGTAAGGGGAATTATCATCTCACTGAGAACCCTCTTGCACAAAAGACATGGATGCAGCGAACACAGCATTGGGTAGAGAAGAACTCCGTAGAGAATGCACACATCGCTAATAGTGATCCGTCTGCCGTTCTCGCTCTCTATCGTTCGGCTGCGCATGAACGTGTGCGTAAGGGGTATATTAACTCTAAAGGGGAGTCACGCTATACTCCTGCTCCCGGCTTCTCACCACATCCTCGCGTCAACAATCCTCGCGATCCATTCTCTGAACTCGCTCATATGGATATACGTGTACGTCAAGCTGCGGCACATAATAGAGCGATGCGTGACTATACGGAGATGATGCTCAATTCTCCAGGTAACGCTAATAGGAAACTACTCGACATCGTTAAGACGATCGATGAGAAAGATATACCAACGAATATTAATTGGGTAGAGAAGAAGATACGAGGGACTGCGAATGATAATGAAGGCTTTCATTATGCGTATCGAGGAGAGAATGGGACACTTGTATTAGTAAAGCATAATGAGAAGCACATACAAGAGGCACTTAAATTCGCCCCTGCTGCTGTTGTACCTATACTCAATCAATCACGTAAGACACTGCAAGCTCTCACTACAGGACCGGGACATCCGATGTTCGGTCTAGCTGTGTCCAATCCGTATGACTTCGTGGCAGGTAGTTTACTCAGACACAAGTCTATGGCATTCGGACCTATCAGCTACATGGCTCACCGCACATTCGGTGTAGGTAGTCCGGGTGCGCGTATTATTAGTGCAATAGCTGCGGGACCGGAAGCTGCGATCAACCTATTTGCCTCCTATCCTTACTATCTAATCAAGTCTGTGATGTCAGAGTTCTTCGGTAATATTGTAGCAAAGCGATTTGAGGCTGACCTAGCTGCTAATGTGGGTATTGGTAAGATACCGGGAGCAGCTACAGTATTAGGTCCAATCGCCAAGATTATGTCTAAAGCCTATGATGCGTCGATGACTAATCTCACGAAGACGTATAAGGTGGGACATGTTGCTAACTCTAGCGATGAGATCTTATCTCTAATCCGTGATATCAATTCAATCACTAAGCGTCGCCCTGAGTGGAAGTCAGCGGCTAATAGTTATCTGTCAATGCTACAGGTCGCACTAGATGTACCTAAGCATATGGCACTCTCACAGAACCTTAAACTATTCAATCGAGAGGTTAAACTTGGTAAACAGCAAGCGAAGTATATGTCCGAAGCATTCATCGCCGAGCAAGCTAGACAGGTCGGTGGTGATATGGCTCGCATTAGTGGTAACGTTGGTGTTCAACGT